ACTAGACACTTACTAGAAAGCTACTAGATACTTTTTATATACTTAGCAACTTATTAATTTATCTATATTTAAGATACTTTTATAAATTGATATGATAGAAGTTACTAGATACTTTTAAAAAATACTAGATACTTTTATAGTTTTATATCCTACATCTTTATCAGCTGCAGACTTTCCACAGATTAGGTCTTGCCCTCTCTGTGTTAGATAAAGATGTAAGATATTGAGAGTTTTAAGCTCAGAAAACCCCAAAACATATAGTTATACTTTTTTACGAACGTATAACGGCACGGCTAAGGCAAAAATTGTAAAAAACTTCTTAGCATTTTTGGATAATCTATTTACGAACAATTACCCTTGTGTGTATTTGTCTAAGGACTAGCCTTAGATGTTCAATATTTCTTTTATTTTTTCTTTAACTCTTATCCCTTGCCTATTTCCTCTAATAACATCAGAACAATAAGCTACTGATATTCCTATCTCTTTTGCTAGTGATGTTATTGTTTTTCCTTGTTTTCTTAACTCTTTTTTTACTTCCATTTCAAAATTAATTTTTTTCATTTTTTATTTTCTCCTCTTTTTATAAGCTAAAATTTATGCTAAAATAATAATAGCCTTATGGCATAATTTGGAGGTGGTGTTGATGTTAAAAGCCCTTTTAAATTTGCCAGTTCTTTTTGCATAAATTAGTACGTGAACAAGCCACGAAAAATAAGGATGCTACTCTTTTATGTTCTATCAGCTATTGGCTTTAAATTTGCAGAACTAAAACTGCATAAGTGATAGGATACCCCATAGAAAGAGAAAGGCTGTTTTTTTCTAAGGTTTTTTTAATCTCCCTTATAATTAATTTTTGAGAGAAATTTTAAGAGTTAATTTAAGGAAAAAGATTAAAAAACTTTTGCAAGGTATAAAAAGTTAAAAAATTTAGACATTAAAGATTAAAGAACAGCCCTTTAATCTTTTTTGTTTTTTTAATATTTTTATTTTCAATTCTCCTCCTATATATAAGGACTAGCCTTAGATTTGATTTTCCACTTCTAAAAAGCTATAATATATTTACCATTTGCTGAGTGAAAGGAAAAGAAATGGAAAACCAAAAACTGTTAAATAAAGCTATTAAAAATTTTATTGAAAAATATAAAAAATATCCCTTTTTTAAAACTACTGAAATTGCTTGTGGAATAAAAACTGAAATTTATTTACAACAAGACTGCATATTATCAGTAGGTTACTCTAATACGAATAATAAAATTGATAATGAAACTTTTATTTTGTCAGCATTAGAGGCTTTTAAAAATTTTGATTTAGATTTTTTAAATTAATTTATATTGCATAAAATCTTGGCAAATGGTCTGCTCTAACTTTTACAAATTCTTTCACTATTTCTGCAACTTGTTCATCTGTAAAATTTTCTTCTCTTAAACCTTTTATCAATTCTTTTATTTCTAATAAAAATTCTTTCATTTATTCTCCTTTCTTTTTAAGGACTAGCCTTAGATTTAATCGTATTTTACGTTTAAAAAAGTTAAAAAAATTTAAAATCTTATACCTAAGTCTATCCCTAAGTAATTCACTATTTTTATAATATTATGATATCTAATTTTGTTTTTTTGTAATAGTGTCATAGTATCATAAAAATTACTTGGCGACATTCCAACCTCTTTAGCTAATTTAATCTTTGACATAGATTTTTCAAGTCTGACTTGTTCTATTCTATCAAAGATTTCTTTGCCATTTAATAATACTCCCATTTAATCACCTCTATTTTTTACATCTATATTTTAACGTATTTTACGATTAAAGTCAAGTAAAAAAAAGCACTCTTTTAAAAGTGCTTTACTTTTTTATTAATTATTTGAATTTTTTAAAGCTTCTGCCATTAATTTAGCTTGTTCTTTTACTTGTTCTTTTTTATATATTTCTATTTGTTCTAAGATTTTATTTTTAAACAATTCTGGTGTATCTATCCCTTTAAAATAAAAAGAATTAGATGAAGTTGAAATGTTAATTTTCCCATAATTAAATAATCTCCCAAAAATACCTTGATTCAAATATACATCATTTATTTTATCCAACGGAGCATCTAAAGTTTCTTTACTCAAAAACCCAGTTTTTCCTATAATCTTTTTATCAAACAAAATTAAACTTGTACAAGAATATTTTATTAATGCTGGTATTATTATTAATGCTGATAAAATTAAAGGAATTATTCCAGTCTCTAACCCTCCAACATTAATAAAAATAATCGCCTCAATCAAAAATAATGTTGCAAAAATTCCAGGAATAATAAATATTTTCTTACTAATTTTACCTTTAAAAACTTCTTTTTCCATAAAAAATCTCCCCTTTCTTTTAAATAATTTCTCTAAGTCTTTTCATTTCAATAATCATTAAAGAATTTGTTTTATTTTCTATAAAATCTAAACTTTCAATAAAATCGTCATTTGGAAATAGTAAGTAACTTGCAAATAAATTAGCTTCATTCTCTAATTTACTTAGCCTTAAAATCTTAGTATTATCTATCATAAATTGATAATTACTAGATGCATGTAAAACTGCATGGCCTAACTCATGAGAACAAACTAACATCTGATCGAATTCTGATAATTCTGAATTTATAAAAATAAACTTTCTCTTTAATATTCTTTTAAATAGCCCCCTAACCTCTCCTAAATCATCAAAGATAATTTCTATATTTAATTTTTTAGCTAGTTTAAATGGGTTGTTAGTTCCATACTTTTTAATTAAATTCAAAACTTTCAACTGTATATCCATTTAATCACCAACTTTATTTTTTTATTTTATTCTTTTCTTTAGCTAAAAAGAATGCTGATTGAATAGCCATTAAAACCTTTTCTTTGTCTTCTTCTGGGATTCCTTCATCATTAAACATTAATGACGTTTGTTCAATTATTTCAGAAAATTGTTTTCTGCCTCTACTATCTAAATTTTTATATAAAGGATTTTTTAAAATTTTTATACTTATATCTTTAGGTACTAACACAGCAAACAATTCTTGTCTTTCTTCTTCATTTAAATCTAAAGCTTTTGCTATTTTTTCAAGAGTATTAATTGAACTCTTTTTAATTTTACCTCTTTCTATATCTCCAATAGTTCCTTGACCAATTCCTGAAAGTTCTGCTAATTCTTGTTGTGTAACTCCTTTAGATTCTCTTAATTTTTTTAAAATTATAGATAAATTTTCCATAGTACACCACCTTTTTTTCTTTATTTATAACTATTATAAAACTTTTCACGTAAAAAACAAAATTTTTCTTGACTTTTCACGTTTTTAACGTTATAATAGATATATAAGATAATAGAGATAAAAGAAAAAACAAATTTTTTTACCAAAAATAAACGTAAAATACGTTTAAAAACGGAGGGGAATATGAAAGAAGCCAAAAACAGAAAACAACTAAAAAAACTACTACAAGACGAAAGTTTAGTAGTGATTGAAAGAGTTGTAATAAACGATAGAACTGAATACAAAGAAGTATCTGAGGACATCAGAAACTTCCTTATAGAACAAATAAAAGGACTAGATGTTAGCTACTATGAAAATGGCAAGCAACATTTTAGACATGGTTATACATACTATTACATTGAAGAAAAAACAATAATTTCTGTAATAGTAGAAAGCACAATGCCACAAAATATAACTTGGAGGATTATATGAAAATATTACAAGCCTTACAAAAATTAAATACTGAAAAATTTAATATAAATTATAACTTTAATTCTCAATACTGGGAATTAGTTATCTTTGATAAAGAATTTAACATTTTAGAAACTCATACAAATCAATATTTAAAAACTGTATTAGAAAATCATTTTAATCAAAAAATTGATTTAAAAGCTTCTTTAGAAGCATATTACCAAGACGGATATAGAAATCTAAGTCTTAACTATGATAATACAGATTACAGCGATAATTTCATAACTCTATCTTTGAACGATAAATATGAAGACCAGCACGAAAGAACTTTTATTTTAAAAGATATAAATAATTTAGCTGAGAAGCTAGAAAATTTAAATAACTTGTTTACAGATTATGAAATTCAGTTAACTGAAAGATTTAAGGGGGCTAGAGAGTATGGCTTATATAGATAAAAGGTTAGGAGAATTAATAATTAAAAGAGTATACGAATTTGTTACTGATACTAATAAACATTATGGTGAAACTATAAAAAAATTTACAGAATTAAATGTAGATCCGAGTTTCTTAATAGGAGTTAAGGAAGGGCAAATTGGAGTTTTAAAAACTTTAATAAAAGAAATTAGAGAGTTGGAGGATGAATAGAATGAAAATATTAAAAATAAATGGTATCAATATCAAAGATATTCCTTTGAAAAATATAAAATTAGCAGACGGAAAAGTAATAATAAAAAAATAGGAGTGATAAAAATGTTAAAAGATACAGTTTTAAGCAAATATTGGAATAAAGAAGAATTAAAAGGGCTTTCATTAAAGAGAGCCCTAGCAATAATACAACAAATGGAGATGTGGGAGGGGAATGTAAATGATTGTGAAAGATAGATATGCAGAAGCTGAGTTTAAAGATGTAGTTAGATATAAGATTAAATGGTTATTTATGTTTCTTTATAGATTATATATGAATTATGTTGAATTATATGATTTTGATAATTTTATGTAGGAGGATAATATGAAAACAATAAATATAAAAGGTAAAAATTATGTTCCAGTTGTTGAAAGATTAAAGTTGTTTAGAACTGATGAAAAATTTAAAAATTGGAGTTTAGAAACTGAATGGCTTTCAATTACTCAGGAAGTAGCGACTTGCAGAGTAATTATAAGAGATGAAACTGGAGTTTTAAAATCTACTGGAACAGCTATGGAGTTAAGAGATGAAAAAAGCTCACTTGTAAATAAAACTTCTCATGTAGAAAATGCTGAAACTTCGGCAGTAGGTAGAGCATTAGGAAACTTAGGAATTGGACTTGATGGAGATGAAGTTGCTTCTTATGAAGAAGTTTCAAGAGCCAAAAAACAACAATTAATCAGTTCTATTAATTCAATGGTAGATGAAAGAAATAGAGATGAATATGAAAAAGAATATAAATTATCTGAAATAGGAATGATGAGTATTGAAGATTTAGAAGTTCTTGAAAATCAATTAAAAATTAATCAAAAAGCTTTATTGTGTGAAGCTATAACAAGTATAGCAACAAGTGAAGATATGGAAGGAATTTTGAAAAAATATAAAACTAAAAATCTTGGAAGTTTAGATTTAAAAGACCTTCAATCAACTCATGATGTCTTAGTTAAGTTTAGTCAAAAATGTACTCAAAAAGAGTTAGAGGACTTAAAAACTTATTGTAAATTTGTTGATATAGATATGGAAAGTTATATCAAAGAACATTATCAAAAAGATATTAACGAATTAACTAAGAGAGAATATTCACAAATGAAAAAGAAATTAAATAGCTAGGAGGATAATTATATGAATTTAGTAATTTTAAAAGGTAGGCTTACTAAAAGTCCTACCTTGCTATTTAGTAAGTCAGGGATAGGTTATACAAGTATTAATGTGGCAGTTGATAGATATAGCAAAGATAAAAATAGTAATGCTGATTTTATTAACTGCACAGCTTTTGGTAAAACAGCTGAGGTAATAGCTGATAAGTTTACAAAAGGGCAAGAGATTCTAATTGAAGGAAATTTAAAAGTAGATATTTTCGAAAAAGATAATAAAAAAGAATATAAAACATCTGTATTGATTGAAAGATTTGAGTTTTGTGGAAGTAAAAAAGATAAAGGAAATAATGAAACGGATCTAAATTCTGATGAATTTCCATTCTAGGAGGATAAAATGAGAAAAATAATAGAACTTGACATAATATTACCATACTATGAAGCAAAATATAAAGTTGGAGAAAAAATAGATGTATATAGTATGAATTCGAATAAAAGTTATTATGTTGGAGAAATTGTAAAAGAAATAAGAGAAGCAAACATAAATTGTGATGGAAATGATTATCTAATTACAACTGAAACAGGAAAAGAAATTTGGATATTTGAGGGACAACCTGGATTACAAGTAATTGGGGAAATTAAAAATAATTAGGAGCAAAAGAAAATGGAGAAATTAGGATACAGTAGAGCAACACAAAAATTAATATATTGGCTAATTGATGATTTTGCTAACTTTTGGCAAGGAAATAATCCAGGAGCGAAGCCAAGTTTTATAGAACTAGCTTACACTAAAGAAGTTTTAAAAAGCGAGTTCGTAAAAGTCTATAAAGGCTTTGATACTGTTAAAAACGCTCAAGCGTACCTAATTTCTTCTTTAATGAATAAAGATAATCTAACAGTAGATGAATTGACTAGCAATGTAATAAGAGCATTACAGAGCCTAGCAATTCAAAATGGAGGCTTTAGTTTGTCATTAAATTCTTTAACACAGAAACAAGCTAATGACTTTGTAAAATGGCTGTTTGAAATGGCTATCTATTGGGAGATCCCATTAAGAATGGAGATAAGAGATTTATTTGCAGAGAATTATCAAGATACTTTTATTTGGGTAACACTTAAAAAGAAAATATGTTGTATATGTGGAAAGCCTGGAGAGTTGCAGCATTTTGATAGAGTTGGAAGCTCAGGATATAAAAGTGATACAGGCTTAAATTATAGAGTGATGTGCTTATGTAGAGAGCACCACGATGAAGCTGATAATTGTATCAGTCGTATAGATTTTGTTAAGAAATATCATTTGAATGGGATATACTTAACACCTGCACAAGTTAAAGAATTAAAGGGAGTGTATAAAGGACACTTTCAAGCTTTTAAGGAGGAGTAATGCTGAACATAAATATTAATAAAGATGGAGTTTTTTTTGAATTAAACGGAGAAATGGTAAAACTAGACGATAAAGTTGTTGATGATTTAGCTGAAAAAATAGTTAGCTATATTTGTTATAGAGATAAAAAAGAAATTATGATTTTTACAGATAAAGAAAAAACAGGTTTATAAACAAAGGAATAACGACTATTTCAATTTTGGAAACAGTCGTAAAAATCTAAAGTTGAACGATTTTGTTGATACCAGCAAAATGGATAGACATATAATAAAATCAATAGTTGAACATATTGCTGACGTCGGGAAGATGTTAAAAGTATAGAAAATATGGAGGATAAGATGGAGAAAGAAAATGTATTAGAGATAGAAATAACTAAGATTAATGATACATACAGTTTAGCTAAAGTAACAAAAATGAATAGAAAAGTTATAGAAGAAAAAAAGAAATACTACTTCGGGTATGCAAATAGTTCGAACTTAGAAACTAACAGCATACTTTATGAAGCTCCTAGTTTTAAAACTTATATTTCAGACACTATACACTGTTTTGATTTACATCTTAATAGTGAAAATGATTGCTTTACTATTAAAAATATTCTTGTAGAAAGTTTAGAAACATTTTTACAAGAATTTAATGAAAAATATGGAATATCTAAGAGATGGAGAGGCAAAAGAAGTGATAAATATTTCACTATATTTGGAGATAATGAAATTGCAGAAACTACAGATAACTATTTCCCAGAAGATCAAATGAGATATGAGTTGGGGAATTACTTCAAAACTGAAGAAGAAGCAGAAAAAGTAAAGATTGAATTAGACAAGTTTTGGGCTAAAGTAAGAGCAGGAGAGATTGGAGGATAATATGACAAAAAAAATAATAATGTTTTTATTGTTAATGCCTATTGCGGTGTTAGTAGGGACGGGACTTACAATAATATGGGCTATAATTGTACAATGGTTCTTGAATAAATGGGATTAGGAGGGGAAAATGATTAAAATAATAAAAAATAGTGAAATAAATAAAACAACAAGATATAAATTTTATGCAACTAGATGTAATTCTTGTAACGAAACTAGTAATGTAAATGTATTAGAAGTTATGGAAGATAACTCTAATACAAGAACACTAATCAGTATTTGTGATAAATGCTTACAAGAACTAAAAAAGAAAATAGAATCTTTGGAGGATGAAGATGAGAGAGATTAAATTTAGAGCTTGGGATGCACATAAAAGAATGTGGACTGAGTATAGAATTCATGATGGAGTAGTTTATTTTTTAGATAAAAGTACTGGAGTTTGGGTTGGGAAATATGATAAAAGATACAAAGAGTATGATTTTATGGAGTATAGTGGGCTAAGAGATAAAAATAATAAAGAAATTTATGAGGGAGATATTCTATTTGAAAGTTTTGGAGAAAAATATTACAAAGTTGTTTTTGAAAATGGAAGTTTTAGAGCAGAATTTAATGGAGATTTTGAAGAGTATTCTTTTGATTTGATTGATGTTGTTGCACAAGGTTGTGAAGTAGTAGGGAACATCTATGAAAACCCAGAATTGATGGATGAAGTGAGATAATGAAATACTTAAAAATAAAAACAACAGATAAAAGAATAATTATAATAGATTTGGATAAAGTTGTAAGTTATATGGTTGGTGATGATTTTGTAAATATAAATTATTATTGGTGATGATTTTTTCCATTTTACAAGAGAAAATGATAAGTTTGGATTACAAGTAGAAAATTTTGAAACATTGAAAGTTTTTATACAAAATTTAGCAGGAGAAGAAAATGATTAGATATGATATAGAAATAAAATATATGTTAAATGGTACAGAAGAAACTAGAAATATGTATTATAAAGCTGTTGATATTTTAACTGACGAGCAACAAGAAGAAGTTGTTCAGGATTTTATAAACAATCTAAAAAAATTTTATGGAATTGAAACTATATTAGAAACACATATCTGGGAACATGGCAAAGATAAAGAAAAGATTGATTTTAATAAACTTAAAAACTATAAATCTATATCATATGCAACAGCAATGGCTCAACTTGGGAAAGTAAAAGAAGAATACCAGGAACTATTGAATGAAGTTGAGATAAAAAATGATGATTTTAGATATGTTAAAAACAGAGATAATTTTGTTGCAGAAGCATTGGACTTAGTAACTGCTACTATAAATTTATTATTGTTATGCAAAGTATCAGATACTAATTTTAATAAGCATATAGAAAAATTGAATGCTTATAGAAATGGAAAGTACAAAAATAGGTAAGGAGTGGAATTAATGAAAGAGTTGAATTATAAAGAAGCTAGAGAATTAATTTTAAAAGGTAAGAAAGTTGCTAGAAACTTTAATTTAAAAATATATGTTTACTTTAAAAATGGGCAACTTGTAAGAGAAGAAAAAGGAACTAGAGGAAAAATATATATAAATGAAGTTTATAAAAATGGCATTGCTGCACTAGATGAAATGTTTAAAAATAATGAAGAAAATAACAGTTATAAGTTTGTGGAGGTTGAGTAAATGGAAGCTTTAACATATAATGCTAAGGAAGTAATGGAGCTTTTGAAGTGTTCTAGAGCAACAGCTTATAGAACAATAGATAAAATTAATCAAATACATTG